AGCACATAGCCCCACATCTTCCATTCGGCACGATTGCAACGTGATTGCCGATTATTCCGATGCGTTCGCCTGTACCGTCGCCGTTATCTGACACCGAGATCGCAGTGTACCCGCAAGATACTTCTTTGATCCCATTTAACACCGCCGTTATTGCTTCACTTGAAATAATAACCAAGTCTGCGATTAACGTTTGATTTACTTCATCAGCTCTAACATTTACACACATTCCCACGATCTCATCGGTTGCCGTGTCCGTGTCGAGCAGTTCGCCATCTGGGTGTAAGAGCGTTACGGGCTTGGCTTCAAAACTTGAAATAGTGCTCGGAGTGCTTAGTTCCTCCCACGGGTTAGTCATAATAACCGTTGGACTGTCTGTTTCTAAACCAACGCTTGAGTTATTGTATTTCATCGGTGCAGATGAAGCAATCGGAACGTCAAGACAGATTAAATAACCTTCAGGCGTTCTAATCATATTTTCACTTATCTGTTCTCCGAAGTAGCGTGATGTATTGTCGCCGTCATTTGCCGTTTTTTCTGTTATCGCTACAGCTTGGCTTTGGCTATGGCCTGCGTCAATTAAGTCTTGTATATTCTTTGGCATTAATCGCCTCCTTTGATAATTACTTCAGAAAAACATCTGCAATTAATAAATTCTCCAGCGTTTCCAGTGTCACCGTCGCTTAATGTTGGTGGGTTATCGAAGTCACAAACGACGCCCTCCATTTCTACGTGGCTATCTCTTACAATCTCATCGCCAGCCGTTCTCCAGATGTACTGATTTGCCCCAACGATTTGCGCCCGTGCTTGTGTGAGCGTTGCATAAGCTTTATGTATTTCCGTGCGTGCGATCGTGTTCGCCCTTGATATTGTCACATCCTCACTTCTCGCTAACTCTTCCGCTACTTCACTGGCACGCTTTCCGCCCGTTGCCGCTTCTTGTGCTAACTTTTGCGCTCGCTGCCCTGCTTCAAGGGGTAGAGATTTAATGAGCATCACTTGATCTTCTTGTAGCTTTCTCGCTATGTTACCGACAACTGTGTCGGCGACATTACTTTTCAACTTATCGGAAAATGATGATGCGATTGCTAAAAAGTTCTTCTCATTTATTTTGTTAACATCTCCCAGCATCATAGCGGCGATACTGTTCGCCCACGGTCCGATTGAGTTTGCATAATGACGCAAGGCTATTTCTAACCCCTCAGCTAGGATAACTTTTTCTATCTCGCCCGTTGCGCCTTTGTTTATAATCGTATGATGTGTGATAAGAGTACCTACAATTTTTGCAACTTTACGAAGCTTTCGGCTGTAATCATTTTCTATACGCTGCGGAACAATCGGCTTTCTAACCATTTAGCAGGTCTTTTGCTTGATTGAGTAGGTCCGATCTCGTTGGTGTTGGCGCTGTGCCATCTGGTGCGGTATATTCTGGTGGGTTGCCCTCTGCTATATCTTCGTCCGTGATATTTGTTCCAAAGCCCGTGATAGTAGAGAGTTGTTTGATCTCTTTAAGTGCTAGTTCTTTGCTGAAAATTCCATTGACGACACATTCGACAACTGCATCGACCGTGTTTTTTGTAACGATAGATTTTTCAGATGGCGTTTGTTGCCAAAGGCTGTTCCACTTAATACCAAGATCATCAGGTGCTGGTGTTCCAAAGTTTGACTGATAAACAATACGAGCCAATTTAATAACGTGCTCGTCAAGCGGTGCTTGCTTTGATGCTATGCCATCGTAATAAATGCGAATATCGCTGTCGCCCGTATTACTTAAGCCTGATGGACTTTCCCCAAACAAAATAGTAAGCGGAATACGTTTTGCACCGCTGATTTGTTGGACGAATTGCAAAATAATCGTGTCTAGCCCGCTGAAATTATAAGCAGCGGTTTGAAAATCATCGGATTTATCTAATAGTGTGATGCCTTCATTATCTTGCATCTGTTTAATGTATGCAAACTGCTTGATAAGGTTCGCCTCTGCGTTTCCACCCATCGCTAAAACTTGACGTAGGCTATCAACCTTAATCGTTCTTAAATGTGCTCGTGATGTTAAGTTCGCCGCTCCCATCGTTACCGTTTCAAAAGCAATGATACGATCGAGTACGTTTTCCAACACCGAAGCACCCCAAAGCATCTCGTTAATCGACTGCCATTTTGGAAGCTTATCACCCTCGAAGCGCATAATGTAGCTATGATGTACTTTTAAGCCGCTTAAGGAATTGATAGTGTAATACATCGGCTTTCCGATATCGCGCCCCTCTTGTATGAGCTGTGTCGTATCAGGGGTCAAATCCCATCGGTCATAGACACTCAGTCCTAAGAAGTCACCCTCTTTGACCGCTGCGAGATTAAGCGGCGTGCTATATTTTGCATTTTTTAACATAATTAGAAGTATCGAGCCACCATACAAACGACCCCATCGGATGCCATCGGTTATATCTTCCATAATACCAGAACGTTGCCACGCCGTTTTGAGTTCTGTTAATTCTTCTGGGTCAATCTCTCCCGTAAACTCTAAACCAGCGCGTGTCATATCGTTAGCTACACAGTCAACTAAAGAAGAGCATAACCAGTTCGTGCGATATCCAGCTTCTAACTGAATGCGATTTTTCGTGAAGTTGTTAAACTCAAAATAACCCTGCGATATCTGGTTGTTTGCATTTGGCGATATACCTAATCCCATAGTGAGATTCATAAATCCGTCATTGACCGCTTGTGCTGGTGCTGATTTAATTCTTCGTTTAGTTTTTCTCATAGTGATATTTTAACCTCTCTTTATTGTGCTAGATGATTTTGTTCCATACGTCAATAGAATTATTCATACAATATTTCTCTATAGCGTCCATCATCGGATCAAGCGTATCATCGTGTATTCCATTCGGGAACGATACTGTCTCATCGGTTAGATTTGAGATAAACGGAATTTTAGAATTAAGATAGACTTTTCCCATCTCTATGTAACCGCTGAAAATATTTGCACGTTGAACTTTATCTACGTTTCTTTGAATTCCATCAACTAACATATTTCTATTCTTAAAGTTTTGTATCATCGTTGATCCGCTCGATTTGTCCTCTATCCACATTTTCCTAAATCTCATCTCAATATTTAAGGCGTGTTTAAAATAAAACATCTCTACCGATTTTTGAGCTTCGGGCGCATTTTCCTTAACACGTATCATATCCATTAAAAAGATATTCCCCACGCCATCGTTCCCCCATAGCTGTGCCACTGTAAAGTCATTAGCTTCGCCTTTCTTTTGCGCAGTATCTACGAATATGGAACTCTCAACAATGACGGGCAAAGTATCCCACCATCTAAACCATTCAAGCCTCATTATCTCGCCATCTTGAATAATAGGTGACTGTTGATATAATGCTTCATAATTACCGCGCGGCATTGTATTTTTACGCTCCAATAAGAAGTCAAGCGATTTAAGTTCAGGAAATAATGGATCTCCCTCGTTTCTGTACTCTTCGTCCTTAACTGCTATTGCTTCATATTTCAGCACTTTTATCTTATCGCCAAACGTGTCAATCATTCTTCCCGCTGGATCATCAACGTGCCATCGAGTGAGTATCATAAGCAAGCCTGCATCTTCACTAAAGCGAGTAAAGAAGTCGTCTGTAAACCAATCCCACGCCTTTTGACGCATCGTTGCGCTGTTTGCCGCTTCACGTCCTTTGATAGGATCATCTATAAAGCCGATATCTAATCCCTCGCCTGTAATAGCTCCTTGAACTGTTGTATTACGAAAATATCCGCTATGCCCTACGTATTCCAAAATCTCTTTATTTCTTAAGCTTTGCCCTTGTATTGTTGCTACATTTTTAGAGTTTAATTGAGTTGCAGGGAATATTCTTTTATAGCGCGGGTTTGAGAGTGTCCGTTGTACTTTTAAGTTCGCACGAACACCAAGACGTTCCGAGAATGAGGCATAAAGTGATCTAAGGTCTGGATTTTTGCCAGATATCCAGCAAATAAAGTCAGTAACCGCCTCGCTCTTTCCGTGTTGCGGCGGTGCTTGTATGATAAGCTTAGGGCGTAACCCTGCTACTAAATCATTGTAGAATTGTTTAAGTTGTGCGGTTATGTCTAGAAAGAACCAGCCTATCTTTGCTTTTGGATTAATGACTCTACGAAATGTTAGAAAATCATCTTGAGCCTGCGCATAAATAATCGACTCAATTAAATCAAAGTCCGATAAAGTCAAGTGGTATCCCTCTACGTTTCGCCTCTTCTATCATTTCGTCTTTACTTAGATTGTTATTGTTCTGAACTGCTGCGGTGGCGTTTACGTTTATCTCGCCACTTTTGGCGTGACGGTCTGCAACTTTGAGCGTGATTGCTAATCGGTCGTTTGCTTCTGCTAGTGTTTTTAAATCTGATGCGCTGTCTATCTGATCTAACATAATCGGAATTTTTGAGGCGATTAGTTCGGCGTTGGAGTTGATTATTTGCTTGTGTCGTATAGCTTCATCTGCAATATCGTCAAGTATTTGAAGAGTTGTTGCTTTTTCTGTTGCTTTTTTTTCAGCAATCATAATTCTAGCTTCGATATAATCGGCTTTTGAGCCTTGTTTCCATAGTTGCTTTTTTGCAGTTCTACTAAGATGCCCCTTATTTATTCCAACCTCATCTTCTATCTTTTGAAGTGTATGCGTTCCTGCTTCATAATATGCCCTAGCTCTTTCCCACTGACTAACTGAATACGCCATTACACAAAAAACCGACCAAAGAATTTGTCTAGTAGTCTATTCTCTATCCGTTGTTTAATTTTCCCTTTTTTTACTGCTTTAAAATCATTAAAATATTTTAAAAGTTTGTAGATTGTTGACTCTTTCATTTATTCCTCTTACTTTCAAAATACTTTGCGATTACATATCCTGTTACTGTTGTTACTGCTATTAAAAAAGGGCTTACGATAGAAAATGCAAACCAATTCATTTTTTCATCCCATCCGCCGTAAAAATAACAGGCGATACATAAACTCGTTCAAGTACACCCTCGCAAATTTCGCAGTGTTCTTCACGTCCACTTTCTGCCATAGGCTTCTCAATGTTTACCTCATAATTGCAATGCGGGCATTTGTAGTTATAAATCATTCTACAATTTCCTCCAATACATCTTCTCTATGCCAGTCATCATACGTTATACCGCCTAGTTCCCATTTGCAGCGATACATCATTATCTCTTCTTTATCCATTAGACTACACGCCAAAGCCTTTTCAATAAAAGATAGTTTTATAAAAGGATAGCCTATTACGCTTATTTCTACTTTACTATCTATATTCATTACATCTCCATTAAATCAAGTAAGCTCGGCTGCGTATATTTTGGCTCGCAGTAATGACGCTCTACACTTTTATTTTTATACTTTGCCAACTCTTCTTGCAGTTCTTTTATCTTAGCTCTTAGCTGTGTTGTGTTAGCTAGTTTCTTATCGCATATTTCACGAAGTTCTTTAATCGGCATATCGAGCGCATCATCGATAAAATCTTCGTACTTTTCAATATTTACCACTGACACGGATAAACAATCACGTCTTACAGCGGTTAAGGGCAAGTTCAACCCTGCCATATACATCAGATGCGAAATCACTATAGCAACATCGCTTATATCATCATTTAGCACATCACAGAGCTGATAGAATTTATCGAGTATAACCATTTCGTGTGCTTTCATATTGAAATTATAACATTTTATTTATAATCTCATCTTGAAATGCCATACGCAACCCAAGAAACTGCGCATCTTTTCTCTCAATTGCTTTGTCTTGTTGCTTTATATATCGCTCCAGCGTCTCAATGGTGTCGTTTAACGCTTTGATATGTAGATTACGAGTATCTATCTTTTGATTTGCTTCACGAAGCTGTGATAGGGTTAAGGTGTGGATTTGTAACAGTCTTTTGTATTTCTTTTTCATATTTGAGCCCCTGTGTTGTTAAAATCTGGATACTTTCTTTCAATTAGCATATCAATATACTTCTTCGCTTTTAGCAAATCTTCTAAACCATTTTTGTTTTCGAAGCGGGATATATATTTAATCACATTAGCAACCTCCCAGCATAAATTGTTCGCTGTTATGTAATCATTAGGTTGGATTTTCATTATTGTGTAGTGGGTTGGATCGATGTTATTCTTCATCTTTACTTCCTTTATCTATTAAATAATCTTTTGTACTTCTTTTTCATTTTCCATTGTAACAATTGTAGCTTTTTTTTTCTTTCTAAAATTTCGTACTTTGCAAAGATATCCACAAAACTTTTTAGTTTTCAATCCTTCAATAGTTACTCCGCACTCCTCGCATTGAGAAGTTACGATCTTTCGGAATTGGTGTATGCTACTCATTTTATTTCCTTCTTTGCTTTTTTAATCTCTTTAAAGCGAATATAAGCGTCTGATTTAGGTTGAGATTGACCAATCCCTTTACACCAGTAATCATTTCTTAGAATACATTTAGCCATCCTTCTCCATGACGGTGCCCATTGTTTAGCTTCTAGTTCAGATGGAACCTCATCTGGAATTGTAATATACCCTCTATCTTGCCATGATTTAATAAACTTCTTAAATCTATCTTTGTAATGTATACCTGTTTTTCTAGGTAAAGTTTGTAATAATAGATTTGTAAATGTTTCCCACGTATGACCATGTGGTTTTGATATTTTGTTATATCCAGTCATGTTTCCGCTCTCTTGAATATATAAAGAGCCACTATTGGCTCCATTAACACGATTTACAACTTTACCCCATGTTTCAGGCTCTAAAATATGATATAACCATAGCCCCTGACGCTGATCATCACCGTATGGTTGACAAAGACGTTGTTGCGATAACTTTACCCCTGCCATATTCATTTTATCATAAATCTCATTATGACCCAAGCTTTGATATTTACCGTGAAATCTCCAAATATCCTCTGTTTTCCAATCATAAATAGGATAGATATTATAAAGATTGTATTCTACTTTTGAAGTCCAATGATAGTCATTAAACATTGAGTCAAATTTATATGATGTGATAGCTCTGTAACGGTGTAGACTCTCATCTGGACGGATTCCAATAAATGCTGCTGTGGGCTGATCTCCACCATACCATT